GGAGACACGTACGAGAATCACGCATTCGAGTACATCACGAACATGATTCCGGCGTGGTCCTACGAGAACCCCGCAGTGGAGGTGAAGAGCCGCACGCCGGGCCTGATGGATCAGGTCGTTGAGGCGATGCAGCAGGCCCTCAACTCGTGGGTGCGTGAGGTCCAGATTTCGAAGGTGATGCGGGATATTGCCGTGGACACCTGTTTTGCATGGGGTGTTGCGGCGATCACGATGGAGCAGGTTCCGGGGCACGAAGGCGAGACCGAGGCCCCGATGTGGCCGGTGGTGCGGCGGGTGCTGCCGACGCGGTTCTTCCTCGACCCGTACGCGACGAGCGTGCGTGAGGCCCGGTACATGGGTCATGTGTGGGTCAAGCACCGCAAGGATCTGGAAGAGGCGATTGACCCGGATACCGGCCTGCCCTTGTTTAACAAGGAAGTGCTCGACGAGATGGGGAACGATGAGGGCATCCGCGACATCAACGAGGCGGAACTCCGGCAGGACGCCTTGAGCGGGATGTATCTGGCGAAGGGGATGGTGGTCGGTTACGAGGTCTGGGTCCGCGAGACGAACACGATTTACACCCTTGGGTACGGTCGGGACAACAAGGACGGGAAGAACCTGCGGGAGCCGCGTCCGTTCGTGGGGTGCCCGAAGCACGGCCCGTATCACGTCATTGGGATCTACACGGTCCCCGGACAAGCGTACCCGTTGTCACCCTTGGCGGTAACGGCTGACATGGTGCAGGAACTGGACGCCCACGCGGGGCAGATGAAACAGCAGGCGGGGAGCGCGAAGCGGCTGATCGTCGTGGATTCCAACGTCACGGCGGACAAGATCAGCATGACGGCGGACGGGAACGTGATCGTGGTACCCGGCTACAAGGCGGCGGACACGATCGAGTTTGACGGCCCGGCCAAGGCGAATCTGGACTACTCCCTGATCCTGCGCGACCGGCTGGACCGTATCAGCGGCTTGTCCGATCTGGTGCGGGGGCAGGTGGACGGCGACGCCACGGCGACGGAATCCCAACTGGCAAGCCAGTACGCAAACGTTCGCACCCGCTACGCCCAAAGCATCTTCCGCGAGAGCGTGTCGGACATCTTGGAGAACGCGGCGTACGTGATGTATACCGACCCCCGAGTGGCGTTCTATATGTCGATCGAGACGCCCGCCGGTCCTCAGACCGTGGCGTATTCGGGCGGCCCGTGGCCGGGGCAGGACCTTGCCCGGTTTGAGCACTTGAAACTGTCGATCGACCCGTACTCGATGGAGTGGGTGAACGAGGGCGTGAAGCAGCGGCAGATGGCCGAGGTCTTCGACCGGGTGCTGTTGGTCGGCGCTCAAGCCCCGCAGTTGATGATGAACGGGCTGGACGTGTCCCGGATGCTGGACGATCTGGGCGAGACGGTGAACATGAAGGGTCTGGGCAAGCGGTATCTGAACCCCGCGATGACGCAGCAGGCGGCCATGATGCAGGTTGCGGCACAGGCCACGGCGACACAGGCGGCGGGTGCGGAGGCTCAGGCGAAGGCCGAGGAGCCGGTCAAGGGCAATGTTCGGAGTGAGGCACAGTTGCGGAGGCCAGCGTGAACATCGAAAAGGAATTGGCGGCGCTGAAAGCGAAAGAGGAAGAGGCAGAACGGATCTGGGCGGGCGGCCCGCGATCGTTCAACACCGGGGGCGGTATCGGGGTGGTCAAGGAATACGGCTGCAAGGCCGACGACCTGACGCACGGGCTTCCGGTCTGTCATGCGGTGCGTAAGGACAAATCGGGTACTATCGTCCGTGACGGATCGGTAACCTATCGGTTATGCGATGACGGGCGGAAGACGACGGTGGGTGGCCGAGCGATCATCGACTCGCGGGAACAGCGGGAACTGCACAAGAAGCGGTGGGGAATGGAGGAAGGATGATTCAGGCTCCGACCAAGTTTGAGACGGGTTTGTACCACACGGCCTACGGGCAGGTGAAGTTGGCGGTTGTCACGGCTTACAACATCAATGAGCAGACGGGCGAGCAGCGGGTGAACCTCGCGGTGTACCCGGACGGCAAGCACACGCAGAGCATGAGTTACCAGAACTTTGTCCGCATCGGCGTCAAGGACGGCGAGCGGTTCGAAGCGTTCAAGGCCGAGCCAATCGGCAAGGAGCCCAAGGATGGCGACGGAAACGCAGAGCGAGTCATTGCAGAAGGACCCGCAATCAGAGGTGTCGTCGGCAGCGGAGCAGGCGGCAAAGGACGAGGCCCGGTACGCGGCGGCAATGGCGGCGGTGCCGGAAACTGACGCCGACACCGGCGACGAAACCCCGGCGGCCAAGGACGAGCCCAAGGCGGAAGCCGAGCCCGAGCCCGACGCATCGGAAAAGGCCCCCAAAGCCCCCAAGGGTGACGACGAGGCAGCGGCACGGTTGGCCGACCTTGAAGCCCGGTTCGACGCCGAGAACGAACTGAAGCATCTCTTCGGCGCAAAGTTTGTCGCCGAGAACCTGAAGGACCTTTCGACCGCCCGTCTGGTGCAGATGGCGGCCGAGTCCAAACCTCGCCGCGAGAAGGTTGACAAGTCCTTCCGAGAACTCAAAGAGAAGGCGGGGTATACTCTTGCACCGGGCGTCCGCGACAACGCGAATGCCCCCAGCGACTCCCGCGCCACGCGGGCAACACAGGCCGCAGTCAGCCCCTCAGTCGAGGACGACGCGGAGTCAGCGTTCGACGAACTCTCAGAACTCGACCCGGATGCGGGACCCAAGGCGAAAGCCGCTTATCAGGCCCTGAAAGCCAAAGCGGAGCAAGCCAAGGAACAGGCCGAAACCCATCGGCACAACGCGCAGGTGTTCGCGTGCCAGAGTGCGATCGAATCGTTGACGAACGAGTACCCCGAGTTGAAAGACAAGGACGTACTCGCAGCGGTTCTGAAGAAGGCCGACATGAAGGACCCCGAGAAGGCTGCCGCACAATCGGCGCTTGAAGATGGCGGGGATGCTCTCAGGGCTTTGTTCAGGTTCGCAGCGGAAGCGTTGATTCCCAAGCACAAGCAGCCCACAAAGCCCAAGGGCGGATCGGTCGATGTGCAGACTCGGACGGCGGGATCGAAGGCGCTTACTCAGGCCCAACGGGACGAACTGAGGTACAAGGCGGCGATCGAATCCGGCGGCGACTCTGCGAAGGCCAAGGCCCTGATGAGCAAGTGGGCAGGATGAGGTGACCAAGCGGTAACGTTCTTTCACAGTTCACGACTTTCACGAACGCCGGTCGGTTGGACCGCGTTTACACCAAAGAGAAGTTCATCAATGACGCGAGCGACCGGAAGTTTCAGGTGCTCCGTCGTCTGGTGCGCGGCCAGTCTCCCGACATGATCGCCAAGGGCGGCACGGGTGTTGAAGACTTGGCGATTCTCGGGACCGGCGGCAACGCCCGGTACTACCGCCCGTCGGAGGTTCGCACCCCGACCAACGGCGAGGGTACCGCGAAGTACTCGTACTACTTCCGGTTCTGGGAAAACGACAAGTCTTACAACGAGCAGCAGATCAAGGCCAACGGCACGGGTCTGGGCGGGTTCAAGAAGTTCGAGAAGATCCTGATGACTCAGGGCATTACCGACCACATGAACTTCGCCGAGACGCAGTTCTGGAACGCCCCGGACGCGAACCTGATGGAGTCCTCGTCTCCGAGCGACCAGAAGGGCGCGGTCTACAGCATCCCGACGCTGATTTCCGAAAGCGCCAACACGCTGCCGGTGGCGAACACCACCAGCGGTTCCTCGGCGTTCACGACCATCGGCAACATTTCGCCGGTGACGTACAACCAGTGGCAGAACCAGCGCGAAACGTACGACTCGGCGAACCTCGAAGACTCCAGCAACGGCCTGTTTGCGGCGTTCGACAAGATGGTTCTGGACATCGAGTTTGACGCGGTGCCCGGCTACAACGCCTACATGGAGTCCGACCAGCTGGCGAAGCTGGCGATCTTCACGAACAAGGACGGCCGCACGCGGTATCAGGGTCTGATCCGCGACCGCAACGCCGACCTTCGCTCGGGTCCGCAGGATCCGGCGTACGGCTCCCCGGTGTTCAACGGTGTTCCGATCGAGTACGTGTCGCAGATGGATGCGTCCAAGCTCAACCCGGCGGACAACTTCGTGACGGCGTACCCGACGGGCAAGGCCCGGTACTTCTTCTGCAACTTCAACTACCTGCACTTCATCTTCCAAGAGGACGACTTCTTCACCGAGGAAGAGCCGATCAGCGGCGGCGTCCAGCAGCGTGACACCATGACGGTGTTCTGGCATTCGAGCGGCAACCTGATCTGCACCTCCCGGCGTCGGCAGGGCATCGTGTACCCGGCCTAATGGCCTGAAAGGAAGTGAACAAGCAGCATTTTCAAGACTCAGCAGTCAGAGGGTAACGGCGACTTCCTCGGTCGCGTTGTTACGACCGGTTACAACAAGACCGGATCGACCATCACCAAGGGGCAGATTGCCATGTGCGACATGGCCCTCGGCACGGCGACATCGTTCTTCCCGGGCTCGTCCGTATCCGCAACGGCGACCCTCATTCCGATCACCGACGCCAACGTTGAGCGCGGGTGGCCCGTTCTTGTGTGTCTGGACGATTCCATCGCCAACAACGCATCCGGCAACTGGCTCGTTTACGGCTACGGCGTGGTCGCTGCGGCCACCGACGCGGCTGGCACGACCGACGTTGACCCGGGCATCCCGATCGGCGTGGTCACGGCCAACTCTGCGGTTACCGCCGAGGGCGCTGCGGCCAACACCCGAGCCCTTGGGATTTGGGGTGCTGCCCCTCCCACGGTCACGGGCACTCCCATCGCGGCGTTCTGGACGGGTGGCCTGCCTTGCGGCGGCGTCACGATCTAATCACTAACCCCGCGCAAGCGGGCTGGACAGGGTACCGCCCGGTTGACGCCGGGCAGGCCCTTTGCGGTCGGGAGGCTTGGCAGTCTTACGGGGGGTGCTTTCCCTCGGAGCGTGGATCGATACCACGGGCCGCAATTAGATGAAAACCATCGGCGATTACATCCTCCTGATGAAGCACGCGCTGGGCAAGACCCCGGCGACCGGACACGACCTGTACTCCACGCTGAACGAAGCGGGGCGGCAGTTGTTCACGATGCACGAATGGTCGTGGTGTCACCAAGGCCCGTACACGCTGGCGACCGTGAGCGGGCGGGACTACATCGAGTTGCCGGACGACTTCGGCACGGTGCTGCACCTTTACCAGCCGACGACCACGGTGAACGCTGTGCAAATCGTGACGCTGCAAGAACTTGCGCTCCTTCGTCAGTCCACGGTTGGGGTTGGGTCCTTTGCGTACTCGGTCGCGTTTACGTCGTCGGTACCGGCCGCGAACGCTGGCGTGGCTCCCACCAAGCGGGCGCTCATCTACCCCGAGCCGTCGGCGAACGGGACGCCCGCGATCCTGATGCTGTATCGCCGGGCGTGGGTGGACGTGACCGAAGCGAACGAGAATGACTATCCGAGCATCGACCGGGACGCCGAGGGCCTGCTGTCGATGCTGGCGCAGGACCGGGCGTACCTGATGGAAAACAAGCGTCCCTTGTTCGAGCCGGGCGTGATTGACGCCGAGTTTGCAAGGGTGCGGATGGCGGACGGATCGAAGCAGTGGATGGTCGGCCCGCTTCGTGGCGGTGCCGGTGATCGGATTTACGGGATCCCCCGGTATCCGATGAACACGGTGACGATGGCGTAGTCCATTCGGGCAATAGGCCCGGGAAGGAGTTTCAATGGGTACGAGTGCGATGAACAAGGGCAATGTGCGGAAGCTGTTGGATCGGGAGGCTCGCGGGCACCTTGGCGGTGACTGGTCTACGAACCTGATCGAGCAGTTCGAGATTCTTCCGGCCGCGACTCAGGGTGCGACGGTCTCAAATATGTGGGACCTGACGGGTGCGGGCACCCCGGCGGTTTCGTTTGCGACCGACGGCGGCGGCATCACAATCACGAACACGGCTGGCGACGCGGGCGCGGACAACGACGCGGCGGCGATCTTCCCGCTGGCGACGGGTGCGTGGAGCGTGTCGCGTCTTCCGGACGGGACCCGCAAGCATCGGCTGTCTGGCAAGATCAAGACGGGCGCTTCGGTGGCGAACTACTGCATTCAGTGGGGGTTCAAGCTCACGGACACGGCGGTCTACAAGACGGACGCCGATCAGGTCTTCATCGTGTTTGACACCGACGCGATCGACATTGACCCCGCCAGCGGCTATGCCGACGTGAGCGCCGGTTCGACCACGTTCTACGTCATCTTCTCCAAGGGCGGTTCCGATTACGCGGTCAACACCGGCGTTAGGGTGACGGCTTCCACGGAGTACGAGTTTGCGATCGAGATTGGCACGGACAGCCGGGCCAACGTGTTCATTGACGGGAATCAGGTCGATCTGTCGGCCCTTCCGTCCATGACGACCAGCGCCGCTCTGAAGCCCACGGCCCGAGTGCTTGACCGTGACAGCGCGGGCGTGACCAAGGCTCTGACTCTTCGCCAACTTCACTACTACGGCAAGTAAGCGAGGTGCGAAAGCGCGGACTACATCGACCTCCCGCCTCCGATCAAGGGCGTGGATCAATCCTTGCCGAAGCGGGCTCAGGCCGATCTGACGTGCCCGGACGCCCGCAACGTGCGGGGGTTTCCGGCGTCGGCTGGCGCTCAGACCGTCGGCGGTCGTGATGGCACGGCCAAGGCGTTCATCAACGCGGCGGGTGGTACGACGGGCGTAACGATCACGGGGCTGGAAGTTGCCGTCCGCGCTTTCAACACCAGTCCCACCACTATCGGTACCTACCAGTTTGTCACGGATTCGTTCAGTGACTACTCGTTCCCGACGGCGTACAACGGGTACACGATCGGGCAGGAACTTCGGGGCCGCTACCTTCGGTTCAGCCGGTCACTGACTCAATGGGGCGCGACGGGCTGGCAGGGAACAGCCAGTCCGCCCCAAACTTCGATCACGCTGGTACGCGGCGGCGGGTTCCCCGACCATCTTTCGGCGTTGTCCAACTTCGCGGACGGGTACGGGCTTGGGCTGGCGGTGACGGAGGACACGCAGAATGACGTGTCGATTACGTTGAACTGCTACCGCCGGGCTCGGTCAATCGACTTCGTGGACTGCACGAACATCGGCCCGTTTGTGCGTGGCCATGCAAACCTGAGCGGGTTCGTGTGGGCGTACCTGCAACGGCAGGGCGACGACAACTCGGTCAAGCTCGTCATCGTGTCGGTGATTGGCGACGACGAGACGCAACTCGCGGCGGGCGAAACGACGAGCCTTTCGGGTTCGTCCACCATCTCGAACAACTGCACGATTCGGTTGCAGGCGACTTCGGCGGGCCTGACGGCGACGTGGAAGTGGCCGGACGAGAACATCGACCAGACGGTCGGCGTGTCTTCGACGGTGGGCGTGAAGACGGCCCACGTCAAGTACAACACGTTGGGCGGCACTGGTGCGTTTGTGCTTGGCGACCCGATCACGCTTGGGGTGAGCACCGCTACGGGCGTGGTGCTTGAAGACGTGTACGACGGCGGCACGGACGGATTCCTGAGCATCTACGTTACGTCGGGCACGTTTGCAGCGGGGTCGTTGACGACGGCTTCGGGCAGCGGCACGACGGCCACGGCCTTGTCCGAGATTGAGACGCGAGACAACGCACGCGGCGGGTGGTTCTTCAAGAGCCCGGCAACGTCGGTGCCCGGCGGCGAGCCCGGCTATTTCCGCCGCGTGTCCAACATGCAGTTCGCCAAGTTGGTACCCCCGGTCCCCGAGGTGGTGGCCGAGATTTACGGCACGACCGAGTTTTCGGGTGCGGGCCGGTATCTGCTCCCGCCCAACTGGGAGGCATACGACCTTGACGTAGCACAGGCAGGCGCTGGCTTGTATCGCGTCGTCGCCGGACAAACCGGGTATTCGACAAACACGGCATCTCGCGTGCCGTTGGTCGATTCGACCGAGCGGGTAATTCTGGGTCCGAACACGACGCGACTTACCCGATCGGGTCTGCTCACGATTGAAGTCTGGGGCACGACCCCGCCCACCGAGCACTACGACGTAGAGGTGCGGCTGCGTGACATCGACGGAACCGTGGACGACGGAATCGGCGCGGTGTTCTGCATGGAGGACTTCTACTAATGGCGACCGGCATTGCCACTCCGACCGCATCTTCGGGCGTCACCGTGTACGGAACGCCGGTCACGGGCGGAAGTCCCACGCGGGCGATCAAGTGCGTGTTCTCCCGCACCCGTTCAACCACGACGCGGGCGATCAATCAGACGAACATCATCAGCGTGCTTCTCATCGAAATCGACGGCAACGACGCCAATTACCATCGGTTGCTCGATGAGGTTGAGCTTGACATCGACGACGTGACGCTGGCCAACATTGACCGCAACTTGCCCAACGTCTCGCCCGAACTCTGGATCAAGCTGCGGTGCGTGCCTTACGATTCGACGAGTGCGGCGACACAGGCCGCGACGGGTTGGATTGAGGGGTATCACCAAGGCGTCCGCATCTTCCGGCTGTCACCGAAGGACAGCATCCACCCCAACAGCACAGGGGCTGACTATGGCGGTACATGGACAGCGGCCGGTTCGTCCAAGTGGCATGGTGTGTGTGTGGAGGGCGGGCAGTACACGACGCGATCGGCTACGGCTTCTGGTACCCCATCCGGCCTCGCGGCCAAGGCGTTTGCAGCCCGGTTCGTGCGGCAGGCGACCGCCAGCACGCCTCCGATCAGCGTGGGATCGTCTGACGTGGTGGCCTTCACCGGCGGGCGTGTGGACACGGGCACGCTCGATGTCGAATCGACCCTGACCGAGGTAACGGCGTTCGACGGGTCGGCGACGACGGTTCTGACCGGACGCGAGATTCAGACCGCGACGATGCTGACCAGCTTGACGGCGGCGGCGGGTTATCCGACCCCGAGCCCCAACGCACCCCGGAACTATGTGTTCGCGGTGGACGGGACGGACGCGATCATCGTCAACCCGGTGGAGCGGACGTACGGCAACTGGCAGAACGTCACGGGCACGTCGATCCTTGGCAAGTGCCGGGTTATCACGCGGTACCGTGGCCGAATCGTGCTCGCCAACTACGACGCCAACCCGTCGTACTGGGCGATGTCCAAGGTCGGTGACGTGACGAACTGGACCACGGGAGGAAATGAAGCCACGCGAGCATTCTCGGGTACGGCCAGCGATTCCCCGGGCGTGCCTGCGGACGCGATTACTTGCCTCGCCCCGTTCCAAGACGACTACTTGTTCATGGGCTGTTCCAAATCCTGCTACTACTTCAGCGGCGATCCCGGCTACGGCGGGCGGCTGTTGCTTCTGTCCGACCAGACGGGCGTGTTCGGCCCGCGTGCATTCTGCTTTGACGAGGAAGGCAACCTGTACTTCTTGGGTGCGGGCGGCCTCTTTATGATCCAAAAGGGCGGGCTTCTCCCCAAGAACATCAGCGGGCGGCGGCTGTCAACCGTGCTGGATCAGGTCGATTCCTCGACCACGCTGGTTCAACTCATCTACGACTCGGCTGCGGCGTCGGTCCATGTGTTCCTGACGCCCCGCGACGGGGTGACGGCGGGAACGCATGTGACGCTGGACGTACGGCAGAACGCCATGTGGCTTGACGAGTACCCCCAGACGTTCGGCCCGACGGCCAGCAGGCAGATCGTGGGCCAGTCCTACGACGGGCGGCGGTTTCTGATGGGCGGTGCGGACGGGTACATCCGGCGTCCGAGGTTCGGGGCCAAGGACGACGACGGGACGGCGATTGATTCGTGGGTCCGGTATCCGATCATGGAACTCGGCAACGGCGGCTCGGAAAGCATCGTCACCGAACTTCAGGCGGTGGGCGTGCGGGGTACGCAGGGTGTGAATTGGCAGGTGCGTACGGCCAAGTCCGCGTCACAGGTCATGCAGGCGGACATTGACGTCCCGGCCAGCACCGACGCAAGGGGGACGTGGTTTGCAACGCAGGACGGGTTTGAGGATCCGGTCGGGCTTCGGCAAACGGGCGGCGCTCACCAAATCGTTGTCCGGCACGATTCCACGGGTTCAACGTGGGGAATTGAGCGTATTCTTGTCAAGGTTGAACCGACAAGCAGGCGGCGATTGAACTAGGAGGTGGCGAAGCGTCGAATATGCAGCCTTGGGAATGCAAGCGGCTGGTGCAATCAGTGACTACATGGACAAGAAGAAGGCGCGTAAGGCACTCCGCAACCGTGAGGCTCGGGCGCTCAACTACGCCGACCTCGGGGCGTCGGCCGCCAAGACTTCGGCAACCCGCATCGCGGAGAACGCTCAGGGGCAGGCCACCCAGAACATGATCGACCGTGGCTTCTACAACTCTACGGTGGCGACAGACGCGGGTGCGGCTATTGCGGCGGACAAGGCTCAGACGTTCGGCCAGATCGACCAGCGGCTCGGGCAGCAGAAAGCCGACATTACGATGGGGTTCGCCGAAAGTGCGGGCGGTGGCGACGGCGGCTATCAGGCGTTGTCCGAGGGTCTGCGGGCGTACATGGCGTCCAAGGATGCCGGGTCCGGCACGGGCACCAACGCGGCGGCGAACACACAAAGCCCGGTGACAATCCCCGGCGGCAACCCTGAAATCAGCAGCAGCACGTTCCAGAGCCCGTTTGCGGGCGGGGACGCGAACGGTCAGTTGGAAACCGCACAGTACCCGACTTCCGCGTTCAGTTACGCAACGGCGGTTCGGCGAAAGAACGCGAACCGTCGGATTGCGTCCGGCGGTTCCATGTTTTGAAGGAGGCTCCGAAGCCCGATCGTCATTCCTGTAGGGTCCGGCCTTGGCTCCGCGTTTACGGCGGCGGGTGGCGGCATCCTCGCGGGGGTGGCCGAGGCGCGGCAGCGTGCTCACGGCGAGATGGTGGCGAACCGCATCCGCGAGGAGAATCAGCGGTTCATGCAGCAGCAGCAACAGGCCCGCGAGCAGTCTGATTTTCAGCGGACGATGTTGGGTGATTATCTGGGTCGGCAGCGTGACACCGCGAACTTCGAACGGAGCAGGGCGGCGACGCTGGCGGACACCGAGAGCAAGCGGAAGATGGACGCACAGCAGGCGGCGGCGCTGGCTCAGGCTGGCGGGTTGCCCGTGGAACAGGCGATGCCCGAGGGCGTGCAGGGTCCGGGTCCGATGATGGACTACGGGCAGGTTGGAACCGAGGGCGTGGGCCGGTTGCTTACAGACCGCCGGATGCGGGACCAGAACGCGGCGATGGCTCAGGAGCGGATGATCGACAATGAGCGTGCAGATCGCGGGCTTGAAATCCGGCAGCAGACCGGGGCCAGTGCCGAGGACTACCGCAACCGCTCGCTTGAACTTCGGGAGCAGGGCCAGACGTTCAATCAGGACATTGCCCAACGCAGGCTGCAAGAAGAGATGCGGACCAACCGCGTCCGCGAACAGCGTGGGTACCAAGGGCTTTCCCCGGCCGACAAGGCGCGTGCGGAGAACTGGGGCCGCGAACTTGGGTATTTGTACGAACTCCGAAGGGACGTGAAGAAGCGTCGGGCGTCGGGCTTGTCGATGGACGAGGTGATGCAGCAGATCCTTGCGGCGGAAGAGGAACAACAGAAGGTGTTTGGCACCGCACCCGCTCAGGCACCGGCCACGACACCCAACGACCTCAGCGGCATGAGCGAAGAGGACCTCAGGAAGATCATCGACTCGTAAGGAGCACCCGTGGCTGTTCAAATCAGCATTGCGACGACTAACACCGGCCGCATCGGCACAGATGGAACGTCCGTCGGCTTGCGCGCGTCGGGCTTGTTCGGCGTGCTGGACGGCGGTATCGAGGCGTCGATGATCGGGCAGAACGGCGCGACGAGCGGTCAGACGCTGGTGTGGAACGGAACGGCGTGGGCACCGGCGACACCGAGCAGCGGTAGCGGCAATTCGACCACGGTTGACGTGACGACTTCGGGCGACTCGTTCGCATCGACGGTGGTAACGGGTCAGACGTGGGTTGCCAGCGGGTCCGAGATTGTTGCGACTTTGATGGACCACCCGAGCGGTACGTCAGCGGAAGAGGCGATTGCGGAGGGTGTGACGGTGGGCGTGGGCGCGATTGTCGCGGGCACGGGATTCACGGTGTATCTGAACTCGCCGGACGGGGGCATCGGCCCTTATCGCGTGGCGATTGTGGGAGTGTGAACTATGGCAGTTACCATTGGCGGAGGGTCAAGTACGGCGGGACGGGCGAACGTCACTTCGACGTTTGACCTTCAGGTGCGGACGCCGACCGTCGAAGAGAACGCCGGGTTCGCCACGATGTCGTCGGAGATTGACGACGGCACGGTGACGGGCTCGCGGCTGGTCAAGTCTCCCGAGGCAACGCACGACTACCGGCTTCGGGTCGGCGTGGACTGCCCCATGTTCAACCACTCGTTCGAAGGCACGATCGTTGCGACCGACCGGCTCAACCAATCGCTTTCGACGATGACCGTCGCTCAGGCGTCGGGCTTCCTGTCGCTCAACTCTGGTAATGCGACGGCAAACGGAAACTACGCGATCGTGACCACCCGGCGGACGTTCCCGATCTTGGGCACGTACCAGCTCTATGCGAATATGTTCATCCGCGAGGCCAACGAGACAGCCACAAACGCGGTGAGCGAGTGGGGTCTTGGGTACGCGGCCACGACGGCAGCACCGACGGACGGGGCGTTCTTCCGCCGCGAATCAGGCGGGCAGCTTGTCGCGGTGGTGAACTTCGCGGGCTCCGAGTCTGGAACGACGGCAAACATCACGACCACGAACGTACCGCCCGGCGATGGGACCGGTTCGTACAACCCGACCGAGAGCAACCACTATCTGATCGCGGTGGGCTCGGACTCTGTGAACTTCTGGATCAATGACACGCTGGTTGCGACGATCCCGACGCAGGGCACTCGCGGCATCCCGGTTTCGTCGTCCGAACAGCAGGTGTTCGCCCGCGTCTACAACTCAGGCGTGGCGTCGGCTGGCCGTCGCGTCGAACTCGGGTTCTTGACGGTCGAAATGGGCGACACGAACTCGGGCAAGCCGTGGCCGCATGTGGTGGCTGGCATGGGCGGATCGGCCTATTCGGTCCAGCCCGGCACGGCGACGGGTCCGACGGTGACGCGGACGAACGGTGCCCACGGGTGGCCTGCATCGGCGACGGCCCGTATCGCGGGTACGTGGACGGCAACGAGCGCCCCGGCGCTCAACAGCCTTGGCGGTCTGTGGACGAGCCCGGCGATCAGCACGCTGACGAGCGACGCGGACTATCCGGTGTTCGCGTACCTCAACCCGGCGGGCACAAACGCAATTCCCGGCAAAACCCTGCACGTTACGGGCATCCGGTGTGGTGAGGCTTACGCGGCGGCTGCGGCGTCCACGAACGCAATCTTCCTGTCGTGCATCGTTTCGGCGGGTGCCACGGCGGCGGCGACCAGTACGGGTGACGCGGCTACGACGGTCGGTCTTCGCGGTGTTGTGGTCGGCGGCTACGGCTTCGTGGCTACGGACGTGATCGGGTCGGTTCGTCCGGGGTTTGACGTGACCTTTACGACGCCCCTTGTTGTCCCGCCCGGCTGCTACTTCCATTTCATCGTTCGGCCCGTCGGCACGGTGACGAGCAATACGCTTGTGGTCCACAGTTCGCTTATGGTCAACGGCTACTTTGAGTGAGGACCTGAATGACGACGATGAACACCGGGCCAACTCGGGACGACCTTGAACGT